TAACTTTTTAAAATAGTCTTCTTGTATAAATAAAACGTCTGCCATTATTTCTTAACTTTTCTTCTTTTAGTAATTGCATTAAACATATGTCTGCAATCTGGGTCTATTTCTTTAGTTTCTGGATTAGTATAATAACCGCCTCTATAATCCCAAACATTAGTACCTAAATCATTTTCCATTTTATCCAATGATTCAAACGTCCAACTTTTAGTAGCACTTAAAGCCATCATTTTTTTGCAGTACGGACGAGATGAACCGCCTTTACTTAATTTAGGCTTATCTGGATTAACAGCGTATTTATAAACTGTATAAATCTCATCACTTACAATTGGTTTAGTTTCCTTTTCAATAGCCTTTTCAGTTGGTTTAAACCCATCACTACTATCAATTAAAAAACCTTTATCAATTAATCTCGCTAAACTTTGTTCTACTTTTGAAAAATCAGTTTGAGTAATTTTAACTAACTCATCAATGCTAATAGTTGGATTGCCTTTTAAAGCTGTTAAAATAGCGTTATCTAATTGTTCTACTGTAACTACTAAAGCATCTGCAAACTTCATTATTTGTCGCTCATATTTTAAAGCATCTTTTGAATTATGAATGTGAGCTGCTTCGATTAATAAAACATCGTCATCATTATCATCTATCGCACACGATTCTAAAGCCATTAAAACTTTATCTACATGGCTTGACATTTTAGCATCTAAACCATCATTAATACCTAAAAACTTTTTAGCTTGACTAACTTTAAATCCATAAGCTGTTAAACTTGCAATGGCTAGATCTGGGCTTTCTGTTTTACCAGATTTAAACTTCCTTACAATTCTATCAATGTCGTTTCTTTCTGTTGCGCTTAATCCAGTTAACATTTCATTATATTCATCCGCTTCTGCTTGTACTGGCTGACCGTTAACATCTACTTGTACTGGTTTTAATGGTTCATATCCTTTTAACTTTCTGCGCTCGTCTTGAGTTAAATCTACGTCATTTGACAAGTCAATACCCACTAAACTAATAGGCTCAAAAATCATTTCTAAATATTCACCAGTTTTAACAAAAGATAAATAAGATAAAAATTCTAATAAATCATTTTGTCTAGGTTCAATATATCCTTTTACAAATAATTCTTGTAATGTTAATAAATCTGGCGCACTACTTAAAAATGAATCATCAAACTTTATATTAAATAATTCAGAAGCCATTTCATGACCTGCAAATACTTTCTTTAATGCTCTTTTAGAAGTATATAAAAAACGTTCAGCCATATCAGTCGGTGTAACATCTATAACTTCTGGTGCTTTATCCTCTCTATCAGAGTGAACTATCATTACACTTTCTCCTTCTTCACCTGTGTAAGTGCCTTTAAAACCTCTATCAATAGCACTTACCATTTTATCATCTGGTTTACCATTAAAGAAGTTTATAATTTTACCCATTGATAAACCATTGTTTACCATGTTTGAGTTAGCTACGCTAATTGCTATATCAGTATTAACATCTTCTACAATACTTTGATATTGCGCAATAGGATAAATAGAATTAAGTTTACTAGCTGTTGCCGAATAGTATCTAAAATCAATAAAGAATGTTCCAACTTGGTTTTCTTTATCATTCCATTTTAAAATCTCTTTTACTTCTCTTTGGTGATTAAACTTAGCCCAATCTTTACAAAAATATAAAGTATCGCCATCTTCGGATAAACGACAATTAGCGGAATTAATAAAATACATTTCAATTGCTTGACCTTGTAAATTTGTAATAACTTCAATAAACTGACCATTAAAAATTTCAGTATTTAAACTAATCTTTTTACCTACTTTATTTAAACTTTCTTTTTTATTAAAATTATCTATAAAAGAATTTACTTTAATTTCATCAACTTTGTTTTTAGCTTTTAATCCTTTACCCCAAATATAACGAGCCTTACGATTTAAAATAGCCCTATGCTCTGGGTGCTCATCATATAATCTAATTAACTCTTGCGGATAAAGGTTATTTCTTCCATACTTAACATATCCTTTAGAATCTAAAGAAAATGATAATTTAGGCATAGCCTTTAAACTCAATATTTGATTATTTTGTATGTTTGATATACTAGCCATTATATACTATTGTTTGCGTTTGATTGCCGTTATATTGCGTTATTTCAGCTGTATTATCTGGGACTTGTAGTTTACCAGTTTCTATTTTATTAGTTGCTAGTGTAGGGTCTAAATTAGTTGTACTTGTTTGTTCATAAACATTATATGTATAATCACCTGTTAACTCTAATTCAAAAGTACCATTTAGTAAATCTTCTGTTGTATTTTCAATAAAATTAAACTCATTATATCTAACTGGATTAGGGCTAATATCGTCTGCAATAAAACATTTAACTTCGCTGCTCTGGTCGTTAATAACCTCAAATAAATAAACCACATTTGTTAGTGTAGTTTTTTCTGCAAGGGTTAAAATCCTATTATTGGTATTATTTTTATTTATTAATATCACTATAATAATATACCAAAAAATGTTTTTTTTTACAAAATATAAATGCTACTCATTAAGTTGAGTAGCATTTATAATGTAATTAATTTAGTTTAATCTTATGGAGTTAATAAACCTGCTAAAATTATAGGGTCTACTTTCTTAGCTGCTTGTGTTGCGCGTCCTTTTACTGTTAAGTTAGTTCCCATGAAGTCACCTAATGCTGTTCCAGATTCAAATTTAGAATCAATCCCATTAGTTCCAAATTCACGTCCTAGCATCCAAGCGTCACCATTTTGCATTACTGCAATTAGTACACACTTATTTTTTAAGATTAATGTAATTTCTTCTTGATCTAAAGTATTTAATTGGTGCATTTTAATAATAGCCTCAAAGTCAAAAGCATGAGAACCATTTGGTTGACTAGATGTACCAGTATAAGACCATGACCCTTGTTCAATCTCTTGTGCAATAGTTTTAAATGCTACTGTCTTTGTAATAGCTGTAACAACATTAGCTGTTAATACTGCCGTTAGCATATTGCTAAATGGTGTAATATACCAACTAGCAACACCAGCTGGTGTTAAACAGTCTTTTAATGTGTAATTTTGTGTTAATGGTCCGCACGACATATTTTTATATTTTAAATATTAATAATAAAGAGGGGATTAATTAAAACCCCCTCAAATTTTTATCCTCCGTATAACACACCGTTAGTTGCTGTCGCAATGTGTGTGTGGATACAATAAATAGAACGAATAAATCTTAAATCACCATCGTTTGCTACTTTACCAATCTCAACCTTATTTACGTCATCTAACAAATCAGTATTCCACATAACTTTTGATTTTTGGTGAGCGTATGCCCATAAGTTAGATGGTACTGGTACAAATAACATTTCTACATTGTTATAGTAAAAACGTGCGTCTGCTCCAGTTCCTTCGATTAAGAAATTAATTTGTTGAGCTGCACCTACTGCATTATTAGCATTATATACTAATTGTTTCCAAGCACGTGGACAGTAAATAACAACTGGGTCGTTATCATCATTTAATGCTACTGCTGGGATAGCAGCGTAAATTTTAGCACATTCAGCAGCTATATTTGCAGCCGTTACAGTTGTTCCAGTTACTTTAATATAACCACCAATTGCACCATTATCATAAAATGCTTTAGAGAAAATACCATCAACTAATCCAGCAGTTAAACCAGCGAAAGCAGTTTGAGCAGCAGCAGTAATTGAACCTTGACCAGCACCAGGAATTAAAGCAGCAACAGATACTTTTTGAGCAGCAGTTACACCACCCCAAAAAATAGTTTCAGCATCTTGTGATACTAATGGTCCATATTTACCTAATACTTTAGTTGCAAATTCATTTGATTCTATTTCCCAAGCACCTTTTTTCATGTCTTGGTTAAAACGAGTTGCACGAATAGTTTCGTCTAAGAACGTTTGTTTGTACTCTAGTTTAGTTAAGGTTACTGCTCTATCAGTTAAAGCGATTGAACCGCTAGACGATAATGCAGACCCAGTATATAACTGAGCTGTTACAGTTACTAATTCGTCTGTTAAAATTGTACCTGCTTTAATGTTGTCATTAAAAGTTACATATCCTTTACCGATTGTTTTATTATCAAAGTAAAGTTGTTCAATTACTGGGACTAAATTAGGCCCATTCATTGTTACTGGTGATGTGTATGATATTGCCATTGTTTTTTGTTTTTGTTTTTATTTGTTTGTATAATGTTTTAAATCTTCAATTAACCATTCAATTTGTTCTTTAGTACAAGTATCTTTTAAATACTCTTCTACTTTATTAGAGCCTAATGCTTCTAAGAACATTTTATAATCAATTCCACTTTCAAATGGATTAACTATGTTTTCTTGTTTAGTGTTTAATTTCGCCATACTTTGCTAGTTGGTATTTTTCGTAATTGCTTAATTTATTAAAATCAATTTCTTTTTTAACCTCTTTTTGTGATTCTAAACTTAAAGCTACTGCACTATTGTTTAATTCATTAATTGCACTTAAAGCAACTCCTAAACCTTTTTTTGTTTCCGATAATTCAGTTTCTAAATTTGTTTTAACCGCATTGCTTTTTTCCATAGCATCTATACGCTCTGATAATTTTGATAGAATAGCTTTCATATCTTCTTCTACTGGTTCTGGTTGTGCATCTGCTTCTTTAGGCATAATTTCAGTAACTAAACCACCAGCACACATAACTTTAGTGCCATCTTCTAATTCAAATTCACCTTCTGCTGGAATAGCTACACCATCTGCACCCGTGAATGTTGCAGCAGCTCCTACTTCCATTTTATCAACTGACAACATAGTGCCATCAATTAGTTTAACATCTTCTAATTTAACCGCTGGCTCAGTAGGTTCTACTTTTTTAGCTGGCATGTCAACCGAAAATTTAGCCCACAAATCTTTTACAAGGTTCTTTGTTTTTTCGCTTAATTCCATTTTATAATAATTTTAATTAGTTTCTATAATAATATACCAAATAAATTATGTTTTTACAATTTATTTTTTTATAAGGTCGTAAATTATTGATTCAATTTGTTTCTCATCTAAATCAATTTCTTTTTCTAAATCAAAAAAACCCTCTAATGAAATGCCTTTAACCTTACCAGCTTTAGCCTCCTGCCAAATCATATCATTGTTAATCTTCATTGAACAAAAGATAGTGCCATCTGGTAAATCAAAACCTTTAGGCTGTGCTATTCCACGAGATTCATCGCTCATAAAAACTTCAAATACAAATACACCTTTGGATAAGTCTTGCGTGTCGTGTGTTAACTTAACTTTCTTTTGGTTGCCATCACTCATATACTTTTGTAATACTTTCATATTAGTGTCTTTTTTATACACTACATAAAATTCTTTTTCAATTCCATCTTCATTTACTTTACGGTAAATAGGTAAATCAGCTATAATTACTGGAGCTGTAATAATTCTTTGTTCTTCTTGTAAAGACATTTTAAATTCTACTTGCTTATGTTCGTCAAACATTAACCACTCAGTTAGCATAGCTGGACTATCCACTAAAGCTATGTTTTGTATGCCTTGTTGTTTTAATTCTAATCCTGCTAAATCTTCGTTAATTGTAGCGTAATAAATTGGTATTTTCTTTTCCATAATTTTAAAATGTTGATTGTTTTTCTAATGTATCTACTCTGTTTGTTGTTTTTGTTACCTCATCAACTCCAATAGTTGCAATAACTTTAAATGGCTCTTGCGGTGTGTCATTCCCTATTCTTTTACCGTTACTATCAAACTGCGTACTTTGGTTTAGATTGTTTTGTTGCGTGCTAATAACTGGAGGGGATGGAATGTTTGGCGTTGCAGTACTTGGACTTTCACCGCCACCACCGCCACCAGTAGGCTGAAATTTAGAAGCTGCTATTTTAGCAATGTTAGTAGCTGCTGTAATTGATGCAAAAGCTAGTGATGCAATACCAATAGGATTAGGAACAACACCAACAGCGATAGGTGATTGTGCTAATGATGAAGTAATTGATTTAAAACCATCTATAACCGCTAAACCTAATTGTAAACCTTTGTTTAAGTTAAATTGTTTACGTGCTAAATCTTCTTCTTCTTTACTGCCTTTCTTAGCTTTTTGAGATTTAAACATAAAGAATAAATCCGTTAATTGTTGGACTGATCTAATACCATCACTAGCTAACTGTAATCTTTGAGCTTCTAATGCTTTAGCATCTGCTAAATCTTGTAAGTCTTGGGCTTTCTTTTTATCTCTTGCTGCTTTATCTCTTGCATCCTTAGCGTCTTGTATTTCAATATCTAATAGCTTTCTATCTTCGTAAGCCTGCCTAGCATCGTCTAGCTCTTTTTTTATTCTATCCTGCTCACGCTTAATGTTGGCATCTAT